TAAAGACTTTAGTACCTTAAAACAGGACTTAATCAATTATGCAAGAACCTATTTCCAGAATAGCTATATGGACTTTAGTCCATCTGCTCCTGGTAATATGTTTATGGAAATGGCTGCTTATGTAGGTGATATTTTATCATTCTACACTGATACTCAGTTACAAGAAACATTATTATTATATGCTCAAGAACGTAAAAATATAATCGCTCTAGCATATGCTTTAGGTTATAGACCAAAAATAACTTCAGCTGCTTCAGTAATGTTAGATGCTTATCAATTAGTACCATCAACAGGTACTCCTGATTATAATCCTGATTACAAATATGCTTTAAGAATAAATGCTAATTCTTCTATTAAATCTATATCTAAACCAGATATTACTTTTTTAACACAAGATTTAGTTGATTTTAAATTTTCATCATCATATGACCCAACTGATGTTGTTATATATCAATATTTTACAGGTACTACTAATCCACAATATTATCTGCTTAAAAAACAAGTAGAAGCAATATCAGGACAAATTAAAACAACAACATTTACTTTTGGTAATCCTGAACAATTTCCAACAGTCACTATTAATGATGTTGATATTATTGAAGTTATTAGTATAACAGATAGTGATAATAATCAATGGTATGAAGTACCATACTTAGCGCAAGATACTGTGTTTGATGAGTCGCTTAACCTGCCTGTAAACGAGCCTAACTACTATGATCAAGATAATGCCGCTCGTTTCTTATTACGTTTAAAAAAAGTAGATAGACGTTTTACAACACGTTTTAATGATGATAATAATTTAATATTAGAATTTGGTAGTGGTGTAACATCATCACCTGATGAAGTTATTATTCCAAATCCTGATAACGTAGGTATAGGTTTAGTGGATGGTATAAGCAAAATGAATATGGCTTATGACCCATCTAACTTTATGTACACTAATGAATATGGTATTGCTCCTTCAAATACTACTTTAACAGTAACTTATTTAGTTGGAGGTGGATCAACAGCTAACTTACCTAGTGATGATATTGGATTAAATGATAATGTTAGTGTTGTTATAGACACTTATAATTTAGATCCTGCCCTATTAACAACAGTAGAAGGATCAGTTAGATTTAATAACTCACAACCTTCATCTGGTGGTGGACCTGGTGAAACAACTGAGCAGATAAGATTACAAGCTTTAGCTAACTTCCCTACTCAAAATAGAAATGTAACTAAAGCAGATTATTTAGTTAGAACACTTTCAATGCCTGCTAAATATGGTTATATAAGTAAAGCTTATGTAACACAAGATTATTTAGTATCTAACGATACTGATAAACAGAATTTTGTTAATAATAACCCACTAGCACTTTCAGTTTATATTTTATCAAATGATATTGATGGTAAAATAACTAGAGCATCTAATGTTATTAAACAAAACTTAAAAACATACTTATCATATAATAAAATGATGAGTGATGCTATTCTAATTAAAGATGCTTATCATGCTAATATAAAAGTTAATTTTGATATAACCATTTTACCAGCTTATAACTCACAAGAAGTATTAACTAAATGTATTGATATATTAAAAGATTACTTTGATATATCTAAATGGCAAATTAACCAACCAATAATTTATTCAGATATTTACAACCTAGTAGGCTCTGTTCAAGGTGTTCAATCAGTGATTAAAGTAGATATTATAAACTTAGCCGGTGGAAATTATTCTCAATATAGCTATGATATCTTCTCAGCCACTAAACAAGGTGTTATTTATCCTTCACTTGATCCTATGATTTTTGAAGTAAGATATCCTGAATCAGATATTTATGGTAGAATTGTAACTTACTAAAAACTAAAATATGGACTTAAATAAACTTAAAGGACACGTTCCTGACAATGTAATTGCTCAAATTCCTGATGTAATGGCTAAATTCAAAATTGATACAGCTGTTAAATTATCTCATTTCTTAGCTCAATGTGGACATGAATCAGGTGGATTTAAAGTAGTAAATGAAAACTTAAACTATGGAGCTAAAGGTTTAAATACTATTTTTAAGAAATACTTCCCAACAGAAGAAAAAGCTAAATTATACGAGCGTAAACCAGAAAAAATTGCTAACTTAGTTTACGGTAACAGAATGGGTAATGGTCCTGAAACATCAGGTGAAGGATACAAATTCCGTGGTCGTGGTTATATTCAATTAACTGGTAAAGCTAACTACACTGAATTTGACAAAGTAGTAACTGAAAACATAATTGAAAATCCTGATTTAGTAGCGACTAAATATCCATTATTATCAGCTGCTTGGTTTTTCCATAAAAACTGCTTAGGTAAATGTGTTGATGCTTCTGATGCATCTGTATTAGCTGTGACTAAATGTGTTAATGGTGGAACTATTGGTTTAGAAGACCGTAAAAAACACTTTAAGGAATATTACGCTTTATTAGCTTAATTTCTATAATCGCCTAATATTTATACTAGAATAATACTAATATAAATGGGTGTTTATAAAATATTTCCATCACAGGATACAACAATTTATACTGATTACGGCACATTAAATGCTGGTTTAGATGAGATTTTAGATTTATCTAAAAATGCTCCAGTTCTATATCCATCATCATCAACTAGCCGTATATTAATTAAGTTTGATAACTCTGATATAGCGGATGCTGTAAGTAAGGCAGGAGCCAACTATACAGCATCCCTAAAACTTTACAACGCTAACGTTCAATCAATCCCAACTAACTTTAATATTGATTTTTATCCAGTATACCAAAGTTGGGATATGGGTACAGGACGTTTTAATAATATTCCTGAAATAACTGATGGCGCTGGATGGACTTATAGAAGTGCAAATGAAACAAATGCTTGGACAGTATCAGGATTACCAGGTGGTGTAGCTTCATCTTACTATACAGGAAATGAAGGTGGTGCTGCTTGGTATACATCTTATAAAGTTACTCAATCATTTAATTATTTCTCAACTAAAGATATTAATGTTAATGTTACCCCATCAGTTTATGCTTGGGTAAATTCAGTAATAACTAATAATGGTTTCATTATAATGAATGATACCTCTGCCTCTCCAACAGGTACAGGTTCATTTGAGTTTGATCCAAGTTATCAATACACATTTAATTTCTTTTCTAGAGATACTAATACTATTTATCCTCCTTGTTTGGAATTTAAATGGGATGATAGTACCATTAACCCGGGTACAACCCCATATATACCAAATGAAGAAATAAATGTAGCTATATCTAATAATAAAAATGTTTTCTATGATAATGAATATGTAAGATTTAGAGTGTATGCTAGAGAAAAATACCCACAACGTGTTTATGCTACATCTACTCTTTATAAGTATAATAAGTTATTACCTACAGCTTCATATTACTCAATTATAGATTTACAATCAAACAATGTTATAGTTGATTTTGATAATGTAGCTACTAAATTAAGTAATGATGTTACAAGTAGTTTCTTTAGATTCTATATGAATGGTCTAGAACCTGATCGTTATTATAAAATACAAATTAAGTCTATCATTGATGGTGGTACTTATATTTTTGATGATGATTACTATTTTAAAGTATTACAAACTGTTTAAAATGAGCGAACAAGTTAAAGTACAAAAAGTTATTTATAGTTTACAAGAATTTAATAATGTTGTAAATACTCAATTTTCACAGTTAGCTAAACCAATAACTGAACAACAGGTTGATTTAGATAAAACTGTAGCTGAGTTTTTTGATGATTATAATACATTATTCTATGACATTCCTTTATCAGGTTCAGATGAATCTCATTTAGGTTTAGCTACTAGAAGTTTAGAATACTTAGATATATCATTAGAAGATTTACAAACAGAAATAGATACTTTACGTGAAGAAAATATTGATTTAAAAAATCAAATTTTAGTATCCTCTCAAATCAATATAGGAACACAAATATAATATGTCTACAACAGTTTCAAAAATATCTAGAAATAATAATATCCTTACTGGATCAGCTTCTCAATTAGTAGCAACTAGAGATATGATTCGTAACTTTGGAGCAACTGAAGACTATGTTGAATTACATGTGTCTGATCCATCAGGAAAAAATCTTTATTCACTTGTTCCTTTCACTAATTATCAAGTACCTGGAACATTTCAACCATCTACAACTTATACTATACAGGAATTAATATTTGATCCTGCTACTGATGTTAAGAATTTAGGTATTCAATTTGGTGAGTATATTTTAACTTATAATGTTTTAAGACCTAAAATAGTCAAAACTAATGTTAAGTCATTTTTCATTAAAGAAATATCTGGTGATAGAACTGAACTTAGATTAGTTACTAATAATGTTTCAAATATTGATGTTGAAAACGGAACTTATGATTTTATTAATGAAATACAAGGTTTAAGTTATTTTAAAGAATTCTATTTAAATTTTGGTAATAATAATTTATTACCTGCTATTAATATAGCATTAGATAAAAATACTAATCCATACTCAGTACTAATTAAACTGTTAAATCCATTACCTGTAAATTATAAGGTTAATGATACATTATTAATAGTTGATGAGATAGCTAACCCTCAAGTATTTGAAGTTAGTACAACTGTTGATCCTACACCTACTGTTTTTCCTACTTTACGTGGACCTAACTTTGATTTAGATTTAGATAATTTAAGAGTAGGACCTACACCATATTATAATTTCAATCAAATAACTACTTTTAGTGGTTCATTTGCTCCTCAATTACAACAATTACTTAGTCAATTAAGTGCTTCAAATTTTGCTATTAATGTTGACTACACTGATTATGAAAACTTTGTTCATTTCTCTTCTGCAACTCGTAGATTAGAAGGATTCAAATATAAATTAACTAACATTGAGTCATATACTAAAGCTAAAACATCAGCTTCACTTAGTACATCTCCAACAGCTCAAATTGATGTTCAAAAATATCAAAACCAAATAAACTCAACAATTCAAAGTTTTGATGGATGGGAGCAGTATTTGTATTATGAAACTGGTTCATATTCTTGGCCTAAACAAAACTCAACCAAACCATATATTATTCAATCAGTAACTTCTTCTGAATCATCAACTTGGTATAGTGGTAATTATGATTCTGCTTCATTATATGATGATAATAATCAGAATTATTTACTTTATGCTATGCCTGGTTACATAGCTGAAAATACAGATAATGAACTAGCATTTAAGTTTGTAGCTTCAATTGGACAAATGTTTGATGATGTTTGGATTCATATTAAAGCTATTTCTGATTTATATCAAGCTAAAAACTCATTAACACAAGGTATATCTAAGGATTTAGTATATTTCGCTTTACAATCAATGGGTGTTAATGCCTATACTGATGAAGATGGAAATAATCAATTCCAATACTTGTATGGTGTTAATGATGATGGTACTTATAAACCTATAACTGGTTCTTATGATACGTTAATTAGTGCTTCTAATTATCAAATGTCTGGACAAGACCAGCAAAAAGGAATTTATAAACGTTTATATAGTAACTTACCTTTATTATTAAAGTCAAAAGGTACTACTCGTTTTAATCAATATTTAAACACTATATTTGGTATTCCAACTACAATAATGGGATCATTAGAGTATGGTGGTGTAGACAAAGTAACATCTTCATTTGAATATGAATATGATAGATTCACTTATGCTTTACAAATATCAGGTAGTGAAAATGTTGTCACTATACCTTGGGTTTACACTTCACAAAGTTTAGCTAGAACAGGATATAGTGATATTGCTCCTAATGGTATTGAGTTTAGATTTAAATCTCAACAATTACCTTTATCATATACTACTCAATCTTTATTTTATAAAGGTTCTGATTTTCAATTAGATTTAATATATAAAAATACAGGATCTAATGACTCAATTTATTCAGGAAGTGTAGGTAACTTTGGTTATCTTAAGTTCACTTTAGGTAACGCTGTAGTTACATCATCTACTGTTCCTGTTTATACAACTGGTTCAAATCATGATACTAGTTGGTATTCTGTATTAGTTCAAAGAACAAATCCTGATTTAAGAATAGGACAAACAAGTACTTCTCAAACATATAACATTTATATTAAAAATAATGTTTGGGGAGAAGTAGGACACGTTGCAAGTGCTAGTTTAACTACTAATAACTCAACTAACAATGGTAAATGGTATAGTGAAGGTGTATTATCATTTGGTGATGGAGGTGTTTATCCATTCTCAGGTTCACTACAAGAAGTAAGATTATGGTCTAACTATGTTTCTGAATCTACTTTTGATTCACATGTATTAAATCCTGAATCAATTGAAGGTAATTATACAACATCTTCATTTAATGATTTATCAGCTAGATTTCCATTAGGAAATAACTTATACACTTATAACCATACAGTTGATTATCAAATAGCTTCAGTAGCACCTGATCAAAATATACAAGAATGGACTGCTTCATTCTCTCAATTCCCTAATGAAAATAATTATATTTCATTTACTGAAACATATTATGCTGATGTTGCTAACTCAGGATATGCTAACCCAGTAACTGATAAAGTTAGAATTGTAAGTGGTAGTGAATATGGAACTCAATTATTACCTAATAAGAGTATTGAGATAACACCTAATATTCCTTTAACTAAAGATATTCACTTATTTGACGCTAGTTTATCTCCACAAGATGAAGTTGATAGAGCTATTATCGCTCAATTTGGTTCTACTTATAACTTAGATGAAATTATAGGTAATCCATCAGGTTCATATGATGAATTAAGATCATTACAATATGAGTTCTTTAAGAAATTTGATAGCAAATACAACTATAAAGATTATATTCGTTTAATTGAATTTTTCCATAACTCATTATTTAGAACACTTAAAGATTTTACACCTGCTAGAACTAATTTATCTACAGGTATTGTAATTAAACCTCACTTACTTGAAAGACCAGTTGTTGAAAGACCAGGTCCTTATGTTACACACCAAGAAGAAACAGCATCTATTGACACTGCTTTTATTAGTGCTAGTAACGGAGGTAATTACAGTCAATCATTATATCCTATAACTGTTTATGGTAAATTAGGTGATGTTACTTTTACATCAGATGCTAGAGATTTCTTTACAGGAGAATTACCAAGTGCATCTGTTCAAGTTTATTATACTCAATCAAATCCATTCACAACATTCTCACCTACAAATACAAGTTCATATTCTGAGTCTATTTGGGCTTATGATTATGATGCTTTATTAAATAATGTTAGTGGTTCTAGATTTTCAACTTTAAGAAAAAGAGCTGA